TCGAAGAACTTAGAAAAAAGGATGCCGAAGATCAAGTTGCAGAAGTCGTTAGTTACTTCGTGCAAGCAGGGTTCAAACAACTTGCAAACTCAGCAGCTTCAATCATACGTGAGACGCTTTGTTCTGCAAAAGACATTAAAATGTTGTTTGAGAGAAAGAAAGACGTCTACAAGCAGTATAGACTCGAGATTTTGAATCTAAAAAAAGATGTTGATGATATCAAACTTGAGATCAACAAGCTCTTTACTACAGAAGAAGGACGCAATAGGAGAGAAAAGAGAAGAGCGGAAAGGCAATTAAAGCGTGAGGAATCAAAAGCAAATCAAAGGTTGAGAACAAGAGATGGAGAAAGGTCGTGGATATCCAACCAACTCACATCACTAAAGGATCTATTTGTTACTTTATACCGTTTTGTTAAACCTCCAATCGAAAGGGTTGTACTATGGGTAAAATCAAAACTCAAACAACTAAAAAACTGGGTAGCTCGTACCCTAACAAAGTATGGCAAAAAGCTTGAGAATCTAGCCCTAAGTCTGGTACCACTAAAAAGCGAGGTAAGAAACTCAATTGACAAAAAAGACATTTTAGAAGCAAAGAAGAACGCTCTCCAGGACTACAAAAACAGCATTAAGTTTTGGACTGGTAGGTTAAAAACCCTTCGTAAAATGGCACTAGGAACTCTTAGGTTTACCGCCAATATGGAAAATGGTAAGATTGGTTTTGTTGATAATCAACAAGCGTTCAACTTAATCCTCGATGGTAGATTTGAGTACCAAACCTATGACCCAGAAAACAAAAGAGTGTCGGTTGATAGGAAGTTCCAGATGGCTCAGCAGCTTATCAAGGACAAAGAAAATGTAGGTACTCTTGCGATAATTGAAACAATAGTGCGCTTATTAGCGACAATAGGTAAGTCGGTTGCTCAAGGGGAAGCAAAAAGACAAAAGGATTTGTTTTTCAGCGAGCTTGGAGAGCTAATCGAGAGCTTAGATCCCGAAAAACAAAAAACGTATCAGTTTATAAAGGGACTTATAGATTCTCCTCCCGAGAAACCAAACTTTAACGATTTGAGAGCAATAGCAAATACGGGTATTAACTCCTTGTTAGAGGACAAGAGAGTTATAACAAGATTTGTTGCGTTTGAAAAAAAGAATCTGCGTAAGGTTACGCAAGTATTTAACAGTCTGCTTGAAAATCAATTGGTGAAAGATAGATATGAGCAGGTAAAGACAGGAATAATGCAAGGAACCGTTGTACCAGTAGGATTTACTGGACTAGTACCGCAAGATACAACTAGGCTTTCAAAAAGAGGAACATTGTTATTCACAGCTGTAGCCTCACTTTACAAGCTTAGGGACTCTATGTCTAAAAACGAGTCCTTTGTTTTAAAACTCGTAAAGATACTTTCAGACTTAGTCACTAAATTTCTAAGATGGTTAGCTAAGCAAGTCAACACTTTCCTAAAAAAGGCAGCAGCTTTTATTAAAGCAAAACTCACCAAAGAGAGAGATAAGCACATACAGAGAGAGAGGGATAGAACGAAGAAGAGAATGAATTTAGAAGCTGCTGCAATGAGTGTAATGTTTGATCTTGCTGCCAGAGCGTTTTGGACAAACGCACAGTGGATTGGAACAACCGGCAGTCAACATAGAACCCTTACCGTTGGTCCCTTTGCTCCTAAGATGCAAGCAAAGATAGAGGATGGTGCAACAGGTCTCGTTAGTCAGATGGCAGCAGGATTTGAAACTCAGTTAAAAACTATGCAAGGATTCGTAAGTCCTCCTGCAAACACCGGCATTCCTCCTCTTGCATTTGTAGGCTACAGTTAATAGCAAACTGACCTATTTATAAGAAAACACCATGAATGCTAAAAACTTCATGCTAGTACTGCGTAAGGTTATACGTGAGGAAGTACGTACTGCTGTTAGACAAGAGGTAAAACAACTACTGCAGGAGCAGCATAAAAACCCACAAACAACAAGAGTGGCAAAACAGTCCCCCGTTCAAAGAAGAACCTCACCAGTTATGTTTGATGGGCCTCTTTCTAGCATCTTGAATGAGACTGCTGAGAGCATGTACTCTACCCCACAACAGGAGGAGTGGCAGGATATGGCAGGAACTTTTACAGCTGACCAAGCCCAAAGTTTTGGGTTATCAGCTTTAATGAACCAAGAAACAACAGTAGCAGATCCTACACCTCACCACTTCTCAGGTGATCCAACTATGGCTTTTGTAAAAGATTACTCTGCCGTTATGAAAGCAGCAGATAAGTTTACAAACAAGTAAGATGGCAATAGAGATCTACATTGATCCACTTGATTTAGAGTTCGATACTGCAATCGGGATAGATTTACCTATGAACCTGCCAACTGGAGCAGGTTTTAGGTTGAATTACTTCTCAATAGAACAAGCATTGGCAAATGCTAAAAATCTTCTTCTTACCGATAAAGGTGAAAGAGTGATGCTGCCTGAGTTCGGTTGTGATATAAAAAAATCTCTGTTTGAGAACATTACAAGGGATTTAGTTTCCAAAATGGAAAACCAAATTAGATCAGCTTTCGCATATTGGCTTCCTTACATATTTATTACAAATCTAGTGATTACTCCAAACGAAGATCGCAACGCAGTTAGAATTGAATTAACTATTTCTCTCGATATCAATAGATTTGACACTAGATCAATCACAGTAGTTGTAACAAACGATGGCCAATAATCCAATATATCGCTCGAAGGATGTTAGGTACTTAGGAAGAGATTTCGATTCCCTAAAAAAAGGACTTGTAGAGTTTGTAAAAAACTACTACCCAAATACCTACAACGACTTTAACGAGGCATCACCTGGTATGATGTTTCTTGAACTTGCAGCATATGTTGGTGACACTCTAAACTATTACATAGACTCGCAGTTCAAGGAAAATTTCCTACTACACGCAACTGAGCAGCGTAGTTTGATGGCTATTGCTAGTGCATTAGGTTACAAGCCTAAGCTGAACACTCCGTCTTCCGTTGATCTCGACATATTTCAATTATTACCCGCATCAGGTAGTGGTAACAACACCGTGCCTGATCTAAGATATGGATTAAAGATAGCGTCTAATATGGTTGTGCGTAGCACCTCCAACAATATTGAGTTTCTGGTACCGGAACCAGTAGATTTTTCTATCAACACTGTTGATGATAGCACCGAAGTGACAGTTTATAGTATAGATGGAAACGGAGCACCCAATTATTACCTTGCAAGGAAGACAAGAAGAGCCATATCAGCTACAACAAACACAACAACTATACAGGTTACTGGTACGCCTAAGTTTTTTAAGTTTCAATTAACTGGTAATAATCTAATTGGGATTACAAGTGTACTAGATTCAGCTGGTAATACTTGGAACGAGGTTCCCTACCTCGCTCAGGATACAATCTTTGAGCAAGTTCAAAATACTGCTTTCAACGATCCCGATGCAGCTGTGTATAGTGCAGAAACACCTTACTTGCTAAAACTAAAGAGGGTACCGAGAAGATTCATAACAAGAGTTGTCCCTGGCGGAATTGAAGTTCAGTTTGGTTCAGGAGTTAGCTCATCGCCTGATGAAGAATTACTCGCAACACCAGAAAACATAGGTCTTAACCTACCAACTGGAAAGATTGATTTTGATCCCTCCATAGATCCCCAATCTCCTATATTTACAGCTGCTTATGGAATTGCACCATCTAATACAACATTAACTGTTACTTATTTAACTGGTGGTGGCGTTAGCTCAAACGCTCCAAGCAATACAATCAATGAAGTTACCGCAATCGACACATCACCTACAACATTACCTGTTAATACAGGTACATTAAACGCCTCCATAGTTAATTCTATTGCTGTAAACAATAGAACGGCAGCTGGTGGTGGGCGTGGAGTTGAAACGGTAGATGAAATCAGGCAAAACGCACTTGCCCAGTTCTCTTCTCAGAACAGAGCGGTTACAAGAGAGGATTATATCATAAGAGCGTATGCAATGCCAAACACTTTTGGTAGTGTTGCAAAAGTGTACATTACACCTGATGAGCAAGCAAACCTTGCTACATCCGAAACCTTAGACACCGTAGTAAATCCTCTTGCCATGAATATGTACATTCTTGGCTATGACGTGAATAAAAATTTAACTACTTGTAATAGAGCGGTAAAAGAAAATCTAAAAACCTATCTATCGCAGTACCGCATGCTTACCGATAGCATCAATCTACGTGATGGGTTTGTAATTAACATAGGTGTTGATTTTGATATCATTCCTCTTCCAAGCTATAATTCAAATGAAACTTTATTAAAGTGTATAGCTGCCTTAAAGGACTTTTTCAACATTGATAAGTGGCAAGTAGGACAACCAATAATTCTGTCTGAAATATTCTCTACTCTTGTTAACATAGACGGAGTACAAACGGTTAAATCATTAAATGTTACTAACCTTTATGACTCAACCTTAGGCTACAGCGATATAGCCTACAGTATACCCGTAGCTACTAGAAATGGAATTATTTATCCGAGCATAGATCCGAGCATATTTGAAGTAAAATACCCTGATAACGATATCAAAGGTCGAATAGCAACATTCTAAGATGGTACTAAAATTCTATCCGTCCAAAGACGCAACAATTTATGAAAGGTACCCAACTAAAAATGCTGGGCTGGACTCGATGCTTGAAATCTCAAAAGAGATTGTTAGATCAGCGAGTGTCGATTACAAATATAACTCTCGTGCACTGATTGACTTTGACTACACTGCTATTTCAAGAAGCATTGTGGAGATGGGGTATAATCCAAATCTATTTGACTTTAGATTAAAGCTATACCTTGCTACTGCTGAAGAAATTCAAACTGACTTTGTTGTCGAATGCTATCCAGTTTCTCAAAGTTGGTCTATGGGAATTGGTAAAACCTCCAACTCTCCAATAACTACAGAAGGAGTGAGTTGGACTTACAGAACGGGTTTAGCTGTTCCAGCCTCTGCGTGGGCGACAGCTTCTTTTAATCCAACAACAACTGCATCATGGCAAACAACAGCAGGTGGAGGTACGTGGTATACTTCTAGTGCAGCTAGTCAATCGTTTACCTACTCGATAGATGATATCAATATCGATGTAAATAGGATTATTCGTCAAGTTCAATCTGGCTCAATTCAGTTTACTGGGTTTTTGTTAAAGAAGCAAGATGCCGATGAGGGATCTGCATTGACATTTAAAAGTTTAAGATTTTTTAGTAAGGACACCAATACTGTT